GTGCAATCACAACAGACGCAGTTACCTTTTCTGGTGGTATTACTGTCACCGATGGAATATCTACAGATTCAATAAGCAATACTGGTATAGGTTTCGGAAAGCTGAAAAGTGCAAGTGATATTCAACTAGACGCTGCTGGTGATATTAATGCACTAAACAATAAGATTATAAACCTCGGAACTCCTGTAGGAACTCTTGACGCTACTAATAAATCTTACGTTGACACAGCTGCACAGAATAAAGGATCAAATGATTTTATTATTGCTAGGATACCGGCGCAGCAATACACAACAACTACTGAGACTGATATGGGACTATCATTTGTGAGAGCGAACTCGCCAAACCTCACCTGGACTCTTAACCCTACTAGTATTGCTACAGATCTAGCAGGATATTATGAAATAGAATTTCAGGGTGTTTTGTATGCATATGCATCTGCAATTACAAGTTTGCAGGTAAAAGCAGAAAAAATATCAGGTGGATCATCATCTCAAATTCAAGGTGCTAGAATTGTTACTTCTAACCTGTATAATAGTGCTGTTGGACAAAATTATGAGTATCATACAGTCTTCATGAAAGGCTATGTTCAGTTAGCAGCAAATGATGGAGTAAGTGTTAGCTTCAGACAGTTTGGTGGATCCAATACAGAAAACTACTTTGATGATGCAGATGTTACTAGTGGTTTTCCAGGATACACTACACTGACAGTTAAAAGGATTGGTTAATGAGTACTGAAGATCAAAACCGGTGTGTTGTAACACTACACAAAGGTGTTGATACATCTAAGTTTATGGAAGATATGCAGTCTAGTGGTTATGAACTACATGACGAAAAACCTTCTTCAATAAGCAATTTTGATTATATCATGACTAGAGAACAGGCAAACGCGTTAAAAGAAGACGAAAGAGTTGTTGACGTCAGGTATGGATCTAAAGCCGAAAATGGAATTATACCTCAAACTGATGCGTTTATGTTGAATCAAGAATTCCACAAAGATGGTACAAGATCTGGAGGAAACTGGGCGTTTCCTGCAATGTTAAATCCGATTGACATGTGGGGAGGACAAGCCGGCATTGTTAACTACTCTCCTCCTTTTACTCTCACTGGAAAGAATGTAGATGTTGTTATACAAGATTCTGGAGTACAACCTGATCACCCTGAATGGAATGATAAACCATTACAAAATACAGGAAATATAGGAACAACTCGATATCAGACTGTTGATTGGCCTACAATAAGTGGTCAACAAGCGTACTATACACAGCCAACCTACTTTCATAGAGACTTAGAAGGACACGGAACTCACGTAGCTGGGACTGCCGCAGGAAAGTTATACGGATGGGCCAAAGAGGCTAACATCTATAGTATGAAAATACTTGATGATCCGGGAAATACTTTTGGTGTTTCTGCAAGTTTTACTATGATAAGACATTGGCACAACGCTAAGAAAGCTGCTAATCAACAAAACGATCAGATACCTATTAGACCTACTATTCTTAATATGAGTTGGAGTTACTTTAGTACGTATGAAAACTGTGTAAGTGGAGTTTGGAGAGGGCAAAGTTGGACCGGAACACATACAGACGTAGCCAATGGATCTCTAGTACAGTATGGTCTCATGAATAAATCTAACAACAGCGCTGGTATATTCATGCATCCTGTAAGAGTAGCAAGTGTTGATTCAGATGTACAAGACTGTCTAGACGCAGGAATTATAATAGTTGGATCTGCAGGAAATTCATATCATAGACAAGATGTACCCGGAGGGCTAGACCATGATAACTACTATATTTCATTGGGTTCACAAGTGTATTATCACAGAGGAGCAAGTCCTTGTGCACAAAGTAATGTTATAAACGTAGGATCTATTGGTAGGGCATACACAGGTGGGGCAGAAAGACCATCGTTTTTTTCTAATAAAGGACCTAGAGTCGATATATATGCTCCGGGAAGTACTATTATGAGTTCCTTGTCGTCTACTCCATCTTTTAATAAAAATTTATATGCTCAGCCATATCCACTCGACAATAACTATAAATGTCAGCAACTAAGTGGAACATCAATGGCCTCTCCTCAAATCGCTGGTTTATTGGCGGTTTTGCTGGAGATAAGACCACAATCGACTCAAGAAGAGTGTCGACAATTCTTAATCGATAACTGCCAGCTTGGAAGATTACACGACGCTTCAACTGGAGTACCGGCCACCGACTATGACAATGAGCTTGCGCTGCACGGTTCTCCTAATAGATTTGCTAGACAACCTTTTAACAGCAACGTTGCTTTTACCTTTGGAACATAAAATGAGTAATGAAAAAGAACAAAATGTTGAAAATGATTATGAGTATTCAAAAAGAACCTATTACGATTTAATCGAAAAAGGACAGAATGCTTTAGATGATATGATAGAAGTTGCGAGAAACTTAGAACATCCTCGCGCCTTTGAAGTTGTGTCTGGAATGATTAAAAATGTTTCAGACGTAAATGATAAGCTTATGGATCTTAATAAAAAGAAGAAAGATTATTATAAGCAGGAAACAAAGCAGATAGAAGGAAGTACTACAAATAATAACTTATTCGTAGGTTCTACTACTGATCTTCAAAGAATGCTTCAAAACGTAGAAAAAGAAGATAATGTTATTGATATAACGGATAGAAAACCAACAGATGATGAAACTAAATGACTCTTATCTTGGAAATCCTAATGTAAAGAAAGACGGTGTAGTTCAGCAATGGACTAACCAAGAAGTACAAGAGTACTCGAAATGCATGAAGGACCCATCATATTTCGCAAAAACATATTGTAAGATCATATCCTTAGATGAAGGTTTGGTTCCTTTTGAACTATATCCTTATCAAGAAAAAATGTTTGATTCATTTAATTCGCATCGATTTAACATTGTACTAGCGTGTCGACAATCAGGAAAATCAATATCTTCTGTCGCGTATCTTCTTTGGTTTGTGTTGTTTCATCCAGAAAGAATAGTAGCCATTATGGCCAATAAAGGAGCAACAGCTCGTGAAATGTTAGGTCGAGTAACTCTTATGCTTGAGAATCTCCCTTTCTTTCTGCAACCCGGCTGTAAAGCTTTAAACAAAGGTTCAATCGAGTTTTCGAATAATTCTCGGATAGTTGCTGCCGCCACGTCCGGTTCTTCAATACGTGGTATGTCAGTTTCTCTTCTTTATTTAGATGAGTTTGCATTTGTGGAAAGGGCTGGTGAGTTTTATACATCTACTTATCCTGTTATTTCATCTGGTAAAGAAACTAAAGTTATAATTACGTCTACCGCTAATGGTATCGGAAACGTATTTCATAAGTTGTGGGAAGGAGCTACTCAAGGAGTAAATGAGTATCAACCATTTAGAGTGGATTGGTGGGACGTTCCTGGGAGAGATGAAAAGTGGAAAGAACAAACAGTAGCCAATACTTCTCAACTTCAGTTTGACCAAGAATTTGGTAATACGTTTTTTGGAACTGGTGATACACTTGTGCATGCTGAAACGTTATTATCTCTTCGAGCCAAACCACCTCTTGAAATTACAACAGATGGCGCTTATATTTATGAGCAACCTGAAAAAAGACATCAATATATTATGACCGTTGATGTTGCGAAGGGAAGAGGACAGGACTACTCTACCTTTAATTTAATCGATATATCTACAGATCCGTTTACACAGGTCGCAGTCTATCGCAACAACACTATCTCGCCATTACTCTTCCCTAATATTATATATAAGTACGCAAATCTCTACAACCAATCGATGGTTGTTATAGAATCAAATGATGCAGGTCAAGTCGTGTGTAATGGTTTATATCATGAGTTAGAGTATGAGAATATGTTTCTAGAATCTACTGTAAAATCGAGTGGTTTAGGAATTAACATGACAAAGAAAGTAAAAAGAATAGGTTGTTCATCTTTTAAAGATCTTATAGAAGAAAAGAAAATTAATATTCAAGACGAAAACACTATACTTGAGATATCAACATTTGTAGCGAGAGGACAATCTTTTGAAGCTTCAGAAGGAAACCATGATGATTTAGTTATGAATCTAGTACTATTTGGTTATTTTATAGGAACAGGTTACTTTGCAGAGTATACTGACATCAATATCAAAAAGATGATGTTTGAAAATCAAATGAGAGAGATTGAGGAAGATATACTTCCTTGGGGTTGGACTGACGATGGATTAGATGATGTAAAACCAGTAAGTGAAGATGGGTGGGCCATTGAACACACTAATGAAAATTTCTAAAAACTTGTATTATTATAAATACTACTAATTGAACATAACCGTATTATGAAAAACATAAACTTATAATTTCTAGTTGGAAAAGGAAACAGAGACATGGCTTTATTCGCACCATCTGAGTCTCCGGCCGTCATAGTGAGGGAAATCGACCTTACGGGTACCGTTCCTAATGTCCAGTCATCGACTGGTGCATATGTGGGGAGGTTCCGTTGGGGCCCAACTTCTGAGGTCAGACTCATTACCAACGAGGCAGGACTCGTTGATACCTTTTCGTCACCAGATGACGATCATTCTGTAGACTTCCATAACGCAAGTTACTTCTTACGATACTCTAACTCTCTAAGAGTTGTTAGAGCACATAACGGAGCTAACAATGCGCATACGGGAGACTCATCATCATTAGCCTATACAATAGGAAACCAAGTTGACTTCGATGCGCAAGATGCTCAACTTAACACAGATAACACCGCATTTGTTGCTAAGTATCCAGGTTCTATCGGAAACGGCGTAGCAGTCCACACATGGGCTGAAGGCGATTCCGCTGGTGCAGGTTCTTTTGCATCATGGGCTTACGCTGGTAACTTTAATGTAGCACCATCTACTAGTACTACTGCTAGTAACGACAACGCAACAAACGACGAAATGCACGTTGTTGTTGTAGACGAAGATGGAGACATTACAGGTACTAAGGGTAGAGTTCTAGAAACTTACGGATTTGTATCTAGAGCTTCAAATGCTAAAAACACCGACGGCTCAACTAATTACTTCAAGGAAGTTATCAACAGAAACTCTAAATGGGTTTGGGTTGGTGACGCTGCAGTCGCAGGCGGATCAACAGCATCCGGTTCTGCAACAGCACCAGGAGTAAATTACGCTACAGGTCGAACAAACGCCGCAGTCCATCTACAATTTGCAGATGGTGACGACGGCGCAGCACTTGGAACTGCAGACGTCCTAGCAGGATTTGACAAGTTCGAAGATGTTAACACACAGGAAGTTGATTTCTTAATTGCGCCAGGAATGGCAAGCAAAGCAGATCAAGTAACTGTTGTGAATGACCTTACCGCAACGGCATCTTCTTTGAGAAAAGATTGTGTCGCAGTTACGTCCCCTGATGTAGCAGCTGTTGTTAACAATGTAGGATCTGAAGTTTCAGCCACACTAAGTACGGTTGCAGACTTTGTAAAGAGTTCTTATCTAGTTGTAGATAACCAATATCTAAAGGTATTTGATAAATACAACGATAAGTTCATCATGATTCCTGCAGCATCATCTACCGCAGGTCTTATGGCCGCGACAGATAGAACAGCCGCACCGTTCTTCTCACCAGCAGGTACAAGAAGAGGTAAGTTGCTAGGAGTTACAGCTCTTGCATATGAACCTCTAAAGGCTGATAGAGATCAACTCTATCAAGCAGGAGTTAATCCGATCACCAATCTACCAGGTGAAGGTATTATTCTCTTTGGTGACAAGACACACGAAACACGTCCGTCAGCTTTTGACAGGATTAACGTTAGACGCTTGTTCCTAGTTATCGAAAGAGCAATCTCGAGAGCAGCTAGACAAACTATCTTTGAATTCAACGATCAGTTCACAAGAGCAGAGTTTGTCGGCATTGTCGAGCCAGTTCTTCGAAATATCAAAGGAAGGCGAGGAATCACAGACTTTCAAATCGTATGTGATGAAACTAATAACGGTCCAGAGATTGTTGACACTAATCAATTTGTTGCAAACATATTCATTAAGCCAGCACGTTCGATCAATTTCGTAACTCTTAACTTTGTTGGAGTTAGATCGGGTGTTGAATTTAGTGAAATTGTTGGCACTGTTTAATAGGGAGAAACAAAAATGGCCGTATTAGGTGTAGACGATTTTAAATCAAAACTATCGGGTGGCGGTGCAAGACCTAATCTATTTAAGGTTACGCTTAATCCACCTGCTAACTTAGGAACTATCCTAGGATTTGGCGCGCTTGAAGGTGAAAGAATTTCTTTCATGGTAAGAGCTGCATCTCTCCCAGGATCAACAATGGCATCCATCCCGGTGCCTTTCAGAGGTCGACAAGTTCAAATTGCTGGAGACAGAACGTTTGAACCTTGGATCACCACTATCTACAACGACACTGACTTTAATATTAGAGCTGGTATCGAACAGTGGATGGACAGGATTAACAGACACGTGTCAAACACTGCACAGTCTGCTTCTCCTGAAGATTATAAAGCTGACATGATTGTTGAGCAACTCGACAAATCAAGCAAACAGCTTTATAGATATGACTTCAAAGGTACATTCCCATCAGTACTATCACCAATCGAACTAGCGTATGACGCTAACGATGTGATCGAAGAATTTACATGCGAATGGCAAGTAGATTACTGGATCAGTTCAAAGGGAACTTTGGGTGAAGATGGAGGTCTTGGAGCTCCAGTTATAGAACGGAATCCTGACATCTCAGGTAACATTCCGGTCACTAACGGACCTCGATAGATCTTAATAAATAATAGCTGAGGGGCAATTGCGCCCCTCAGAATCAAGTGAAGGATAGTCATGGCTGAAGAAAATTCAATAAAGCTCTTTGGTTTCGAAATCAAACGTGCCGGAGCTGATAAAGCTAAAAAGTTAAAGTCTGTTGTTCCTCCTCAAAGTGAGGACGGTGCAGGCTACGTTACTTCATCCGCAAGTTATTATGGACAATACGTTGATATAGACGGAAATAATGCCAAGGATAACTATTCATTAATAATGAAGTACAGAGGAGTTGCAACTCACCCGGAAGTAGATGCAGCTATCGAAGACATTGTAAACGAATCAATCGTCATCGATGATGAAGCAGATATTGTATCTATCGCAGTAGATGATATTGATGCTGCAGATAATATCAAAAAACAAATCCAAGAAGAATTCAAAAATATTATTTCTATGCTCAGTTTTAATGAGCTAGGACATGATATATTTAAGAGATGGTACACTGACGGTAGAATATACCATCATCTTGTAGTTCCTGAAGGTAATGAAAAAGGTGGAATTCAAGAGATCAGATTTATTGATTCTCTTAAGATGAGAAAAGTGAAGGAAATCAAGAAGGAAAAAGATCCTGTAACTAAAGCAGATATTATAAAAGAAATCAAAGAGTACTACATATATCAAGAAAAGCCAGGGGTAAGTGGAACTAACAATGCTGTTAAGTTTCATGTTGACTCTATTAACTATGTAACATCTGGTCTTCTTGATGAGCAAAGAAGAAAAGTAGTCTCACACTTACATAAAGCTATTAAGCCTATTAACCAACTAAGAATGATGGAAGACTCACTAGTCATATACAGACTTGCTCGAGCTCCGGAGAGAAGAATATTCTATATTGATGTTGGTAACCTTCCAAAAGGTAAAGCCGAAGAGTATATGAAAAACATTATGACCAAGTTCAAGAACAAGCTTGTTTATGATGCAAATACTGGTGAGCTTAAAGATGATAGAAAACATATGAGTATGTTAGAAGATTTTTGGCTACCTAGAAGAGAAGGTGGAAGAGGAACAGAAGTTTCTGCTCTTCCTGGAGGTGAGAACCTAGGACAGATAGATGATATTATATACTTTCAAAAGAGAGTATACAGAGCTCTTAATGTTCCAATCAATAGACTAGAACAAGAAGCGCAGTTTTCTCTTGGTAGAACTACAGAAATATCCAGAGATGAAGTTAAGTTTCAAAAGTTTATTGATAGACTACGCAATAGATTCTCTATGTTGTTTTTGGATATTCTTAAGAAGCAACTTATTCTTAAAAAGATTATTACTGAAGCTGACTGGGATCAGTGGAAAGAGACAATTACTGTTGAGTATGCGAGAGACAACTACTTTAGTGAATTAAAAGAAAGTGAATTGTTTAAAGAAAGAATTCAAACTCTTGATATGGTAAGTCAGTACGTAGGTGAATACTTTACTAAAGATTGGGTAATGAAAAATATATTAAAGTTAAAAGAAGAAGATATTAAAGATCTTGATCAAGAAGTTGATGATGAAAATGATCAGGAGGTAAAAAAAGCTGAGAACGAACCTGCCGAAAAACCACCAGCAGAACCTAAAAAAGAACCTGAGCCTAAAGATGATGAATAATGGCAGACGTATTAAAGTACAGAATTACAGGTACATCTACTGAAAACAGAATAAACGAGACTGCTAGTACTAATCTAGTAGATTCTGGAACAACTTCTATAGATTTAACTGTAGAACTAGATCAACTCGCGGTCCTACCTGGGCATGTGAGAGGTTGGTTCGCTGACGGTACGTACTTTACAGGTTACAACACTTCAAATAATTATAACTTGACTCTAGCAGTTGACAGCTCAAATAACGTTGGTATACGTATTAAGACTGTTGACGCAGAAAGTTTAACTGATCTTGAGCAAGGAAGAATAAGTTCCTTTAGAGATACGTTTGACGCAACGTTTCAAGCAAAAGCTCAAGTATTTCCACCAATCGACTCAGATGTACCTAGGACAGTAATCGGTTTTATTGACTCAGCGAGAGTCTTTGGTCTGCCTGATAGTAATAACTTGTCCATACTAGATAGTTCTATATCAGTCAATCTAGAAGTCTCTGGCTTGCTTGACTCTGCAAACGTTAGTTCAATTATAACTCAAACGGTGAGTAATAGTTTTATCAACAACTTAACAAGTGTAGATGCGGACACACTTAACGGACAAGCAGGATCCTACTATTTAAACTATAATAATCTCGTTAATAAACCTACGTTAAATGATTCTATAGGAATCGATTCTTCCGCCACTATTCTCTTAATTCAAAACACTGTAGATTCTGCATACGTTCAAGCGAGACAAAGCGGAGGTGGTAGTGGGATAGCTCTCACGGATCTAAGTGTTGGGACTGAAGGTTCAGCAAGTGGAAACGGTGGAATAGCCTACAATAATTCTACAGGAGTATTTACATACTCTCCACCTTCACTCAATGGATTAACTGCAAATGGCACAACAAATTTCGGTTCTAATAAAATCACTTATTCAAATAATTACACCAACCTTGCTGACCTGCCTAGCGCTTCTACTTATCACGGAATGTTTGCCCATGTACATGCTGAAGGAGCAGCCTACTACGCCCATGCAGGAAATTGGGTTAAATTAGCAGATCATTCACAACTTAAAACAAACCTTGCATCGCTAGATGATGTTTCATCAACTTCACCGGCATCAGGTGAAGTATTAAAATGGTCAGGATCTGAATGGGCACCTGCCGCTGACGCTACAGGTGGTGGAGGAGGAAGTTATGCTAACAGCGATGTAGACACACATTTAAATACTAGTACTGCTACAGCAGGTCAAGTACTAAGTTGGAACGGAAGTGATTATGATTGGGTAGCCGATCAAACTGGCGGTGGTGGTGGCGGATCGTCATTTAATCAGAATTTAAATACAACAGATAATGTAGCGTTTAATAATGTCAATGTAAATGGAACACTAACAGTTGA